TGCGCTGACGCTGACGACGTTCGCGCCGACGGTTTCGGCGCCGCGGACGGTTGTCCCGTCGACCGTATCCCTGACGCTGACGACGTTTGCGCCGAGCGTGGCGACGCCGTCGACGGTGACGCCTGACGCGGCAAGTCTGACGCTCAGTACGTTCGCACCGTCCGTGAGCTTCACGGCCAATGTCGTCGCAACGCCGGGCACGCTGGCGCTGACGCTGACCGGGTTTGCGCCGTCGATCGTTGCGCCGCAGGTCTTCACGCCGGGCACTGCAGCGCTGAGCCTGACGACGTTCGCGCCGGAAGCGCGCACGCCGATTCTTGCGACGCCGACGGCGGCAGGCCTGTCGCTGACTACTTTCGCGCCACTGGTCACGGCGCCGCGTTTAGTCGTGCCGGCAACCGCGGCACTCGTTACGCAGGGCTTTGCGCCGACGGTCGAAATCCAGGACGCGCAAGCGATCGTTGTCCCGCCCGCGGCGCTGGTACTGACGACGTTTGAACCGACGGTCACGGCGACCGACAACGTTCAGCCGGAGCGGCCGCAGGGATCGGTCAGGCGCGGGCGGCGGCGCATAAAGCCGGAGGAATTGCCGCCGGTCGAGTTCGATTTGCTGCTGATGCAGCCATCGCAGGACTTCTCTGCGAAGTTCGAAGTATCTGCCGAGTTCTACATCGGACTGGTCGATCAGGAATTCCGGGGCGATACGTTCGCGGCCTTCGCGGTCAGCGACGATATCGAGATAGCGGTCAAGCAGGAATGGCAGGAGTTTGCCGCGCGGATCTTTGGCGGGGCATTGAAAGCCGCGCCGGTCCGGGTGGCCGCTGTGCATAAGACGGCGCGGGCACAGCTAGAACTGAGGCAGGCAGGCGCCGAGGTGGAGGTCGAGTTCTCGTGAATTACTGGACCGTGCCGCGGATGTGGGAAGGGCGGCGCGTTGCGGTATTGGCGTCCGGGCCATCGCTGACAAAGGAAGACGTCGATGCGGTCGCTCATCTTCCACGCATCGTGACGAATGCGACTTATCGCATGGTCCCCGATGCGGACCTGATCTATGGATCGGACTCGAAATTCTGGACGCATCCGGAATACGCGGACGCGCACTCGATGCCGGGTCGGCGCGTCTCGATCGAGCAAGTCCCCGGCGTTTATCCGAACGTTCCGGCGAGCGTTTCAGTGCTGCGGCTCGGCGGAACGTCCGGGTTCAGTGGAAGACAGGACGCGCTAAGGACTGGAAGTAATTCCGGCTATGCGGCGATCCACCTGGCGGCGACCGCTGGCGCGAGCGAGATCGTAGTGCTCGGACTTGACATGTCCGGCGACACGCACTGGCATGGCAGGCACCCGGCCGGATTACACAACCCGAGAGAGAATAGTTTCGCGCGATGGATCAATCGGTTCGAAGGGCTAGCGAACGAGCTGCAGAAGCGCGGCGTGCGCGTCTGGAATTGCAGTATCTCAAGCCGACTCGAATGCTTTCCCAAACGTTCCCTCCGGGAAGTCCTCTGCTGCTCAAGGGAATGCATGGGCTCGGCGACAACCTGCACCAACGATCGGTAATCCGCGAACTGCGCGGCAAGTTCGAACTATGGCTGGAAACATCCTGGCCGCTGATTTATTGGGACATGCCGGAAGTTCGTTTGCTGTCGCGCGGAACGAATCTGCGAACGCAACTGCGCAACGCTAAGCGGGAGGAAGCGGCTTTTAGCGGCAAGGGTCCGCCGGCCATTGCGAACGTCGTGCGGGTCGAGTATCCGTCGATCATGGTCCGTCACTTCGGATCGGTACTCAAGGCGATGTCGGCGCGTGTCGGCGTCCCGGCCGGTGATTTTCGGCTTCCGGTCCGTCCTGAATGGCTGGCAAAGGCTGAAAAGGTTTTGGAGCGGGCCGAAGGCAGGCCGGTCATGCTGTTTCGGCCATTGGTCGAGCGCAAGGAATGGACCGGCGGCGTTACACGAAACCCGCGCGCCGCGGATTACGAGGCGCTATTCGAAGCGATCCGGCGCGATTACTTCGTCGTCAGCGTCGCCGACGTTGCGCCCGGCGTCGAATGGATACGCGGCCGGGATCTGCCGGCTGGGTTGAAATTTCATCGCGGCGAGCTGGATACCGAAACGCTGTTCGGGCTTGCTGCGCGCGCCGCTCTGATCTTCTGCGCTCCGGGATTCGGGACGGTATTAGGACAAGCTCTCGGGACGCCAGGTGTAACCGTCTTCGGCGGTTACGAAGACGCGAGCAGCTTCAGCAGCGGGGCAAGTTACGCGCCATGGCTCGCGATTGAACCGAAAACGCCGTGCCCCTGCTGGCGCCACGATCACGATTGCCCGAAGGACATAGACGTAAATGCAGCAGTGGCAAATATCCGAGAATTCTCCAATGATGTCCTTGGTTCGCGGTCCAAAACTGGACTCGTTGATCAGGCTGCTTGACGCATCGCCCAAGCAAGGCGTCGGAGTCGAGTTCGGCGTTTACAAGGGCGGCACGCTCGATACGTTGGCGACCTTTCAGCCCTGGCGCGCGTTTTACGGCTTCGACACGTTTTCGGGCCTGCCGCTCGATCACTGGAAAGAGGGCGAGCCGCACCGCGTCGGAGATTTTCGCGATACCGGATATCTCGCGGTCGCCGAGCTGATGCCAAGCAACGTGACGCTGTTGCCCGGCCTGTTCCCGGCGGTCGCTGCTGGCTTGGACATCCCGGTGGGGTTCGCGCATGTGGACTTCGACTTTGAACTGAGCACTGCGGCCGCGATTGGCTGGTTGCGCGAGCGTGTGATCCCGGGCGCGATCGTCGTCTTCGATGACTTCGACTGGATGCACTGTCCAGGCGTGCGCAAGGCGATCGAGGCCGCGGGCATTGAGGTCAAGCAATCAACCGAGCATCAGGTTTTTTGGGTGGCGAAATGAACTGCTGCGAACTTGCTGCGTATCGGCTTGATCTATTCATGGCATCCGTCGGCGTGCGCACGGTGACGCCTCCGGCTGAAGATGCAGAGCCGATCACGCTCGAGGAAGCATGGGCTCATCTCCGCATCGACGCCTTCGGCTCGCCGCTGGAATCAGACTCCGACTTCTGGCTGACGGCAATCGGCATCCCTGCCGCGCGCGCATGGGCCGAAACTTACGCCGGCATCACCATTGCCGAGCGGACCCTTGAATGGTCGGCGCGCGGCTTCCCGGCGAATCAATTCCTGATGCTGCCAGTCCCATATGACGCAGCGACGACGGTCTATCTGCCTTTCGGTCCGCTCCGGACGGTGGAGTCGATCATCTACGCCGACGCGGACAATGTTGACCAGACGCTTGATCCGCTCGAATACGTCGTCAATCCCTACGCGGCGCCGGCAACCGTCAAGCCGGCGACAGCGTGGCCGGCAGCGTATGACAAGGATCGCAGCGTCCGCGTGACCTACACGGCCGGCTATTCCGACGACTCGCCGGCAACGCCGATGCCGGCCGAAGTGAGGATCGGCCTGCTGCTGATGCTGGGCCACCTGTTTGAAAACCGGGAAGACACTGCGCAGCAGTCGCTTTCGCTGATACCGACTGGCGCGCGAACCTTCCTCGATTCGGTGCGGCAGCGGTTCGGATTCGCATGAGAGCTGGAATGCTTACGCGCCGCTTGCTGCTCGAGCGGCCGGAGGTTTCGCAGAATGAGACCGGCGAAGAGGAGACGACCTGGATCCCGCTCGGCTCGGTATGGGCGACGATCGAACCGGTCCGCGGGCGCGAGGCGCTCATCGCTGGCGCCAATCTGGCGATCATGGATACGAAGATCCATATCCGCTGGAGCGAGGCGGTCGACGCGATCACTGAGAAGTGGCGCGCGAGCTATCGCGGGACGATTTACAACATCGTCAGCGTCGCGCATCTGAAGATCGGCCGGCGCGAGATTGAGCTTCTGTGCCGCAGCGGCGCGAGCGAATCGTGAGCACAAAGGTCCGAGTCGAGGTCAAAGGCCTGCGCGAACTGGGGCAGGCGTTGCAGGCATTGGACAAGGACCTACAGAAGAAAGTCGCCTTCTCCGCGGTCGCTGCCGGCGCCAGCGTGATCCGCAAACTCGCGAAGCAGAAGGCGCCGGTATCCAGTCCGGAGCTGTCGCCGGAGGTCTCGCCGGGTTACCTGCGCGACTCAATCATCATGCGGCGCCAGCGCAAGTCGCGTAAGACCGCTGAATATGCCGTGACAGTGCGGCACAAAGGCGCGAAGGCACAGCTCCGCAAAGACAAGACGAACCCGTATCAAATCGGCATCTATAACGAGTTCGGAACCGTGAACCACGCGGCGCAGCCATTCATGCGGCCGGCGTTCGAGTCTGGCAAAGCGGATGCACTGACGCAGATCCAGAAGCGGCTGAAAGCGCGCATCGACAAGGCCAATAAGGCGAAGACTAAATGACGATCGAAGCGGATCTCTACACGGCGCTTTCTAGCCTCGTGTCGAATCGCTGCTATCCGCTCGCCTTCCCGCTGTCGCCGCCGATTCCGACTTGGCCGGCAATCCGTTACACCATCGTTTCCCAGGTCCCGGCGCTCGCGCTGTGCGGCGATTCCGGCGATGAAGCGGCCGACTTCCGAATCCAGCTTGACCTGGTTGCGCTGACGTTCAAGGGTGCGCGCGACTTGCGCACTCAGGTCATGGCCGCGATGGCGTCGTTCGATCCGCCCGCCATCCTGCAGGACGGTAATTCGCAATTCGACCAGGAAACAAAGTCCTATCTCGAGACACTCGACTATCTGATCTATCCGTCGAGTCCATCTGCCTAGTTTTTTCCCGCCGCAGTCCGCGGCTTTTCCCATGGAGTGTCGCTAAATGTCTGCCGTTACCGCTCTGAAGTTTCACGGCTCGCAGATTGCGGTGCTAGTCGGATTTACGGCCGACTCGCCCGCTCCTGTGATCACCGGTATCACGCAAGCCGATCCCGCCGTCGTCTCGGTCACGAGTCACGGTCTGTCCGATGGCGACGTCGTCGAGATCTCCGGCGTCGTCGGCATGACCGAAGTCAACAATGGCCGATTCATCGTTGACGTTCTAACTAGCGGCACGTTCGCGCTGCGTAGCGTGGACTCGACCGGCTATGGCGCCTGGGTTTCCGGCGGCACGTTCGAGCTCGCCGAGTTCTCGAACTTCTGCAACCTCACGAATTACAACCAGCCGGGCGGCACGTCGCCTGAGATCGAGACAACGGCGCTTTGCTCAACCGCGCAGGAATATCTGATCGGCCTGCCGGACTTCGGGACGACGCAGATCGATTACAACTTCGTCCGCAATTCGGCGATTGAACTGGCGCTGACCGATGCCTACCGCGACGGGTCGCTGACTGCCGTCAAGGTCGTGTTACCGGAAGATCACGGCACGATGGTTCAAATGGGCTTCGTGCAGCAAATGTCGGTAACGGCTGGCGTCGGCGGCAAGTGGGACGGGTCGCTCACGCTGCGCAATACCGGCGCTCGTGAAGACTTTGACGCGGCGCCATGAGTGCCGATGATCTGAAGCAGCGATTCCGCGAGGCCGGCAAACGGCCTCCGGTCGCGCATGAGATCCCCGGCGTCGGGACCGTCTACTTTCGCGCGATGTCTGCCTATGAATCCGAGGTCATGCGCCGGAAGCAGGAAGCGGCGCCGAAGGACGACGGCCTTGCGTCGGCGCGGATTGCTGCGTTCGTGATCTGCGATGAAACCGGCGCGCTGGTCTTCAATCCGGACAACGACGACGACGTGCGCGAGATTGCCGGAATCCCGCAAGGCTCGCTCGGCACGATCCTGCGCATCGCCGGAGAGCTCTCGAACCCAAAAGCCTGACGCAGCGCGATGAATTCGAGCACGCGCTCGCGCTGCATCTCGGGATGACGGTCGAGGCGATGCAAGACTCCATGTCGCAGGGGGAACTGATGCGATGGGCGCTATACGCGGGCCGCAACGGCCTGCCGTTCCAGCGACTGGAATTGATGCTCGGCCAAGTGTGCATGCTCATCGCGCAGACGATGGGCGGAGTGAAAAATGCAAAGGTCCGCGACTTCATTCCGCGGGCGCCAGACGTCGAGGCCGAACAGATCAGCCATATCGAGCGCATGAAACAGGCATTCAACTTCCGTCCGCGTAAAACGAAACGCAAGGCTCGGTAAATGGCTGCTGGTCGTCTCGACGTACTGCTAGGACTCGACGCAGCCGAGTTCACGTCCGGCCTGTCGAAGGCGGACTATGAGGCGCAAGCGTTCGCTAGGAGCATGGCGGACCTGGGCGGCAAGATCGGGACCGCGCTCGCGGGCGCATTCACCGCAGCAGTCGCAGGCGCAACGTACCTGACGAAGTCCGCGATCGACGCGGCGGACCATCTCAACGATCTGTCCAAGGCGACCGGCGTCTCAGTCGAGAACCTGGGCGGTATCGGCTTTGCTGCCAGTCAGGCCGGCGCCGATCTGGACGGCGTCGCAGCATCGTTCGGCAAGCTAAATCTGAAGATCGCCGAAGCGGCACGCGGCGAGAAGGAAGCGGCCGAAGCGTTCAAACTGCTCGGCGTGTCCATCAAGGATGCGAGCGGCGCGACGCGCTCGGCCGATGCCGTCTTCACAGATCTGGCGAATGCCTTTGCCGGATTCGAGGACGGACCCGAAAAAGCCGCGCTCGCTATGGCGGTCTTCGGCAAGTCCTATGCGTCGATCCTGCCGCTGCTGAATGACGGCGGCAAGGCGCTGCAAGACAACATCGCGTATTACAAGCAATTCGGCGGCATCACGACCGAGAC